ACAGCACCGCGAAACATATGTGATGATATCGCGATTATTGTTTCCGGGACTACTTCCTTTGAAGAAGTGCTTGTCCGGATCGAAGCTGCGCCGCGTCTGAACACGATCAATCCGCAATACTGGGCGAAGGTGGGCGAAATTCTGGGGAAGCCGTCCGGCAACCTTCCGGCAGCAGTGGCGAAGCGAATCAGAAAACTTGATTACCCGATAGACAAATTCAATTCGAATATCTGGAAATACCTTGAAGGAAAAGAGGACGGGCAGATCTGCCTTCCGATAGGGATGGAACGCAGCGGAAGCCCAACCCTTATCAATGCTTATTATTCGATCAATTTTGACGCACTGGGGAACAATGTTTCGATCACTCGGAAGCTCACTCCGTTTGATAAGCGGGTATATATCGCAATATCGGCACTGTTCAAGGCCGGGAACACGATCATATCCCTTACAATGATTCATTATGCGATGGGGTACATATCCACACCGAACGCCCGGGATCTGGAAAAGATCAATGACAGTGTTTTCAAAATGGCAGCGGCAATAATTTACATTGATAATCAAGAAGAAGTGGAAGCCGGATACAAATATCCGAAGTATGAAAAATACACTTCTTCACTGCTTCCAATGAAGCGCATTGAAGGCGTGATAAATGGGAAAACAGTGGAAGCCGCGATTTATCTTCTCTGTGAACCGCCTTTGATGGAATTCGCCCGGGGACGGAAGCAGATCACCACGATTGACCGGAAGCTTCTGGAAACGCCAGTGAGCAAAACGGAACAGAATTTCCTTCTGGAAGATTACATCATCGAACGCATATCCCACATGAAGAAGGATTCCCATGCCCCCAGAAAGATCCTTTTCGAAACACTGTACACGGAAACGCAGATCAAATCCCGTATGCAGCGGAAACGGCTCATTGAAAAAGACGGGAAGATCGACAAGATCATGAAGCACTATGTGAAATGCAAGTATATCCGGAATTATGCCTTTGAAGAAGATGGGATTCGGATTGTCCTGTAACAATTTGTCGATAGGTGGGGGACTATCGACATTTTGTGACAGACTATCGACATTTTGTTCGGGGACTATCGACATTTTGTGACAAACTATCGACATTTTGTTCACCCCAGAACGCTGGAAGCATTGAAAAATAAGGGATTCTGGCGGGTGCATTTTTGTATAAGGCTTATAAGGCTTTATAAGGCTTATAACGGCAGAATCATCTTGGTTGACACCGATGATTCTGCTTTATATGATTCAATCAGAAACGGTGTGCAGCATGGTTCAAGTTATGCGGCTAATTCGCACCGTGAAGAAAAAAGTGGCCTGCGTCAAGGGGCTAACAAGACGCAGACCGGGCAGGATTCCCACCGTCTACACTGGGGGACTTCCTGCTCCGATTATAACACGAAAGGAGCAAAAAAGACAATGACAAGGGAACAGGCGAAGCAGGCGATCCGGGAACGGTACGCGGAATTCTTAACCACGGCGAAAAAAGGCGGGTATATCTGCCCCCAGTGCGGCAATGGCAGCGGATCAGACGGGACGGGTGCGAAGATCAATCCGAAAGATCCGGAACGGGTACACTTGAAATGTCACAGGTGCGGATTCAATGGGGATACCTTCGAAATACTGAAGGCCCAGCGCGGACTTGAATTCCCGGAAGCCTTCGCCACAGCTTGCGAAGAACTGGGGATCACGGTGGACGGAAAGGACGATCCCGGAATTGTTGTCCACACCGTCCCGCAGCGGGAACCGGAACCGGAACGGGACTATTCCGATTATCTGGAACTGATGAAGGCGAATGTGGACGCTGCGGAAGGATATCTTTCTTCCCGGAAGATCAGTATGGACATGGCCCGCCGCTTCGGGCTTGGGCTGGATATGCGATTCAAGGCGTCCCAGAATCGCGGAACATGGCGGGCCTTGATAATCCCCACGGGGAAGAATAGCTTCGTTGTCCGGAACACAGACCCGGCAGCGGAAAAGCAGGACAGATACGATAAACGCGGGAAAATTCACTTTCTCGGAATAGAATCACTGTATAACGCCCAAAAACGGCCCGTATTCGTCACGGAAGGCGAACTGGACGCAATATCCATCTATGAAGCTGGGGGCCTTTCCTGCGGCCTTGGAAGCGCGGAAAATGCGGATAAATTCCTTGCGTATGTGGAAGCGCACCGGACGGACAATCTGCTTCTTCTTGCGCTGGATAATGACGAAGCCGGACGGGATGGGACGGAACGCCTTGAAAAAGGATTGAAGCGTCTGGGAATGGCCTTCCGGACGGTGCAGATCTTCGGGGACAGCAAGGACGCAAACGAAGCCTTGACGAAAGATCCGGACGGCCTGCGGGCCGCGATCCGGGCAGAGGAAGCGAAGTGTAAACCGGGTGCGGCTTCGGTGCTTGCCTTCTTGGACAAGATCAGCAGCAGACAATATGAACCCGTCCCCACGGGGATCACACCTTTTGACGATATCCTTCACGGTGGATTCCTGCGGCAGACACTTGTCATGATGGGCGCAGCCCCGGGAATGGGAAAAAGCTTCTTCGCCCAGCAAGTTTTTGAAGGAATGGCCCAGAACGGACACAATGTGCTTTATTTCAATCTGGAAATGTCCCGGGAACAAATGCTTGCCCGCAGCTTCGCCAGAATCGCCCGGGTGCAGTATAACGCGGATATGGCTGCAGTGGATGTCCTTCAAGGATACAGGTGGACGCAGGCCCAGCGGGAAACGGTGGAACGGACAGCGAAGATCTACATTGACGAAATCGCGCCACATATCGCATACAATCCCGGCGGCAGCACTGCAGATCTGGACACGATCCTTTCCCAGATGGACGCCGCAGCGGAACGGGCCACAGACGCCGGGATCGAAGCCCCGATTGTGGTTATTGACTATCTGCACCTTCTTCGGGGATCTGGGCGGGAAGATGTACAATCCACAGTGAAGCGGGCAGTGGAAGCCTTCAAAACGTATGCGATGAAGAATAATACCATTGTTTTCTGTATCCTTGCTTTCAACCGGGACAGCAACAAGGACGGGAAAGTGAAGCAGGAAAGCGGACGGGATTCTTCCGCGATTGAATATTCTGGGGATCTTATGCTTGGATTGAACTTCGCGAAGGTGGAAGATAGCACCGAAAAGACAGATCCCGAAGAACTGCGGGACAAGGCCCAGAAGGACGGCGAAAAGCGCGGACATTATGAATATAAATTGAAAGTGCTGAAGAACCGCCTGCAAGGTGGACACGAAAGCATGGATCTTAACTTCTGGGGGAAGTACGGATTGTTCCTTCCGAAGCAGGACAAGGCGTCAAAAATGCAGCAAGTGGACATAGATCTTCCCTTCACGGGTGGAAGGTTATAATCCGGATCGTTATGGCTGGGGATTGTTCCCCAGCTTCTTTTTTTGCGAAAAAAACGAAACTGGCAAGCAGTGCAAATGTAATACATTCGCAAAAGATCGGGCAAGCCCGGCCTGTTTTTTATGGTTCAAATTATACGTGTAATTCGCAGCGAAAAGAAAAAGGACGGTGTGCTTGCCCGCCGTCCCAGTGAAGCAAAGTGCTGTCTACACTTCGGCCCGTCCGCTTTTCTTTGCTTCATGATGATTATATCACATATCAAGAACAAGTGATATAATAAGCACAAGAAGAATACGGAACGGGGGCTTTTGTGATGGACAGTGTACGGATTGCGAATTACTGGGCCGGACGGTATAGCTGGGCCTTGGAGCGAAGGAACGATCTGGACAGGGAAGATCTGCAACAGGCGGCCTTTGTGGGTGTGCTGCGGGCAATCAAGGACTTCAAGGAAGAAAAGGACGGACTTGTCACACTGGCGGGATATTATGCCCGAAACGAAATCCGGGAACTTCTCGGGATACGGAACGGGAAGCTTCCCCCAGTGCTGGAAAGCTTGGACGAACCCTTGAATGATGAAACAGAGGACACCCGTCTTGACCTTATCGCGGACGAAACGATCCCAGACCCGGACGCCGGGATCATCGAAGAAGAACGGAAACAGACGATCCGGGACGCGGTGGACAGATTGCAGGAAGATCAGCGGCAAGTGGTGCGCCTTCGGTACTTCTCGGGAATGACATATCAACAGACAGCAGACGAAATGAATATCAACCGGGACAGGGTGGCAACCATATTCCAGAACGCCCGCCGGAACCTTCGACATGACAGATATCTGAAGGCACTTGTGGAAGTGAACCGCCGGACGCCTTACCTTCTGGGGGTGGGTGTGAAGCGATTCAATAGCACCTTCACAAGCGCAGTGGAAGAAATCGTCCTGCTGCGGGAACGCTTGTTACAAAAGGCTTTACAGGTGCAAGAAGAATGTGAAGAACATTGTAAACAAGAAGAAAAAGTGATATAATATGCATATGAAGTAGACCCAGAAAGGAAGGTTGATTATGAACATTCGGACAGTGGACAGGAAACTTCTTCAACTAAACAAGCAGGACATGACAGCAAAGGAAGCCGGAAGGCAGGCCCGGAACGCTTACGCCCGGGAATGGCGAGCGAAGAACCGGGACAAGGTGCGCCAGTACAACGAAACATACTGGGCGCGGAAGGCGGCACACGATGGGGAAGAAATCACAACGGAAGGGTGCTAACGGGGAACGGGAATTGACTTCCATCCTTCAAGGGTACGGGTACGCCACGGAACGCGGTGGAAGTGAAACCTTCGGGAAGATCCCGGACATTGTGGGCCTGCCCGGAATACATATCGAATGTAAACGGGTGGAACGCCTTGACTTGCTCGGCGCAATGCAGCAGGCCCAGCGGGACGCGGTGAAATTCAAGGACGGAAGGCCCGCAGTGTTCCACAGACGGAACCGCAGCGAATGGCTTGTGACGATGACTCTTGAAGATTGGATATCACTTTATCAAGGGACGGTAGATCTGGAATGTGGCAGGACATGACACCCATTAAAAAGCTTCTCTTGCTTCATGTATTGACCCGGAAGCGGAAGAAGCCGGAATCAGAAAAGACGGATTCACTGGGGAAGAATCGGGGGAATTGTGGAAATGTTGACTGGGAAGAAGAAAAAGGCACTTGAAGCACTTCTTGTCTGCAAGACGCGACAGGAAGCCGCTGCAATGGCTGGAATAGACCGGAAAACACTCTGGTCATATATGCGGGATGAAGAATTCAAGGCTGCATATGATGAACGATTCACGGAACTGCTGCAGGAAGCAACCCAGCAGGCCCGGCAGTATATATCCCCAGCACTTGAAACACTGGATGAAATCCGCAGGAACGCGGAAGCTTCCGACACAGCCCGGATCAGTGCGTCCCGCAGCCTTCTTGAATATGCCTTGGAACTGGGACGGCAGGCAGACTTTGCGGCGCGACTTGAAGAACTGGAAAGGGAAGAAGAATGATATTCACAGACAAGCAGCGCGAATATATCCGGGAAGCAGACCGCCACAGATGGGGAATCAAGGCGGGCGCGGTGCGATCCGGGAAATCCTTTGTGGATGTGGCATACACGATCCCGCACAATATCCGGGAACGGCTGGGGAAGCCGGGACTTACTGTCATTCTCGGGAACACGAAGGGAACGCTGCAGCGGAATATCATTGTTCCCATGCAGGAACTTTTCGGGACGAAGTGTGTATCAGATATCCGCGCAGACAACACGGCCCAGATCTTCGGGGAAGATTGTTATTGTCTTGGTGCAGATAATATCCGGCATGTGAACCGGATTCGGGGTGCTTCCATCAAGTACGGGTACGGGGACGAAATCGGGACATACAATCCGGGTGTGTTCGATATGCTGAAATCCCGTCTTGATAAACCATATTCCCGCTTTGATGGGACTTGTAACCCGGACAACCCTTCGCACTGGGTAAAGACATTCCTTGACAGTGACGCAGATATCTTCCGGCAGGATTACACGATTGATGATAACCCCATGCTTCCGGCAGCCTTCCGGGAAGCCTTGAAAAAGGAATACGCCGGAACGGTGCTTTATGATCGTTACATTCTGGGCTTGTGGGTAGCTGCTGAAGGTGCGATCTATCTTCCCTTTGCTAACGATCCGCAGCGACACATTATCACAGAAGCACCACGGAATATATCTGCCGCATATATCGGAATTGACTTCGGCGGGAATGGATCAGCTCACGCCTTCGCCTGTATCGGATTTACATATCGCTTCCGGGAAATGGTTCTTCTGGATGAATGGTTCCATAAAGGCGAATTGACGCCGCAGCAGATCGAAGCTGCATACATTGAATTCGCGAACCGAAACCGCAGGCGATATCCTGTCATGGAAGCATATGCAGACAATGCAGAAACTACACTGATTCGCGGCCTGCAGGAAGCAGCAACCGCCGCCGGCACTATCGCGGTGTGGAAGTGTGCGAAGAAGCCCATAATCGACAGGATCAATACAGAGATCCGATTATTTGCTTCCGGAAGGTTCAAGATCATGAACCATTGTACCCATGCAATCGGTGCCTATTCTGCTGCAGTGTGGGACAGCAAGCAGACCGGGAAGGACGTTCGCCTTGATAATGGATCTTATGAACTGGACATTCTGGACGCCACGGAATACGCCTTCGAACACGAAATATCCGCATTGATTGATACGGATGTCTGGGGGAATTATGAACAATAGCATGAACGCACTGGAAGGACGCCTTGACACCTTGAAGAAGAAAAGGAAACCGCCGCTTCCTGTGTATGATGTGACTTTCGAAGATGGGAAGAAGGTTCGGCTGGACGCACTCGGATTATTCCTTTCAATGGCCCAGCAGGACGCCGGACGGGGGCCGCCCATAAAATCAGCAATCCGGATCAAAAAAGGTGAAATTACACTTTCCGGAACAGCATGGGACGAATTACCTACATAACTTGAACCATGAAAGGCGCAGAAAATGACTTCGGAAGAATACTATGATTTGCTGATGGAACAGCAGGAAACCATGTAGAAAGGTGGGGTATGAATTGACCTTGGAAGCACTGGAAAACTTCAAGAAGGAAATCGGGAAGGCCCGTCACCGGATTGAAGAATCAAACCGGAACAGCGAAGCAATCCTTGACCGTCTGGAAAACGATCTGGGCGCAGTGCAGGAATTCGCTGAAGAAGAAAGTGGATACACGGACGCCTTGCGGATTGTCCGGCAGCAGGACAGCGCACTTTATAAGGCGATCCGGGCCGCTTATCTGCAGGAACAGACGGACGAAAACGGGGACACGGTAGATCAGCACTGTCAAGGCGTAATATGCGCGATTGAAGCCGTCTATCGCCTTGGGTATGCAGAAGGATTCAAAGCGGGTGCGGAAGCCGCAGAAGCCCGCATTTTGGACGATTAAAGAAAGGATGGATTATCACATGAACAAACACGCGGAAAACATGAAAAAAGCTTTACTGGATTACAAGAAGCTGCGGGAAACAGCAGACGCCCGGATTCAGTATATCCGGGAAACCTACGGGAACGAAGCCGGGGAAGCTGAAAAGGAAATTCAGACGAAGAAACTGGAACGGGCCAGATCTGAAGCAGTGAATACAATCACAGCTGCAGGCGGCGCGGGAAGGAAGGAAGCGGAAGCATGGGGACATATGGACGGAAGCAAGATGAACAGTGACGATATCAAGCTTCTGGACGCTGGCCTTGTGGACAAGGCAGAATTCAACCGTCTGAAGGCGAAACACGCGGACAACTTCACCATGCTTCAAGTGCTGCGGAAGTATGGTGAAAAGCAGAACCGGGCCGAAACCGAAGAAGCCCGGAAGAACAATCCGGACGGGTTTATCATGGAAGAACCTTTTGACCTTCATGATATCCCCGCCGCAGACGATAAGGCGAAGAGATGGGAACGGACGCAGGCTTCCGCGCTGGATCTGCTGGATTGCATGGACGGTGTGGGGAAGTACAGTAACCCCCACGATTGGGGTGCAGCCTTCATCAAGGCAGCAATGCCCGAAAATCTGGAACACTTCGGGGAAGATCTGTAACCCGGAACAATCACGGCCCCCAGCTTCGGGGGCTTCTTTTGTTTCTTGTACTTCTTATGCATAATGTGTATGTTTTGCAATTTGTTCTTGACTTGCCTTCTGTGATTGCATATAATAAGATAAAGATAAAGGAAAGGAGGGCAGCAAGGTTCCCGGCAGTAACCGTCTACACAATCGAACTATGAAAGGGGCTAAAACAATGGAAAACATGGACATTATGGATCAGATCAGCGAACTGAAGAACACGATTCTTTCCTTGAAGGCAGTGGCAGTATCCTTTTCCCGGTGCTACACGGAAGGAACGCCGGAAGCAAACCTTCTCGCGGTGCAGATTGACCCGGAAAACTATTGTTACCTGTTCCACGTGATAACGGATCAGATCTGCGAAGCGAAGCAGATGGTGGAAGCACTGGAAGCGGAAGCGGAAAAGAAGTATTGCAGGAAGGATTGACGGGCCGGGGGATCACTTCCCCCGGTTCCTTGAAAGAAAGAAGGGCAAGGGCAATGAGCGAAGCAGCAATTATCACCATATCAAGACATGATGACATTGTTTCAAGTTTTGAAGAATTCTGCAGCGTGAAGAATAGCACCATGAAGGGATATATGGTGTGTGTTCGCGCCTTCGGACGGTGGATGTATGACAACGGGATCATGAACCCCACGAAGGCCGATATCCGGAATTATGTTCGATATCTGGACAACAGCGAACTGAAACCCGGCACACGGTCACAATACCTTCGCGCAGTGAAGCAGCTTTATCACTGGGCCGCCACAGAACGCGGATATGAAGATATCACGGCAGGAATCAAGGGGATCTGGAAGCAGGACAGGCAGCACCACAAGAAGGACGCACTGGGCCGGGAAGATGTGCGGAAGATTGCAGCAACGATTGACCGCACCACAGACGAAGGCAAACGGATATACGCTATGTTCCTTCTATGCATTGTGGACGGCCTGCGGGATGTGGAATTGTCCCGGGCCAGTATCGGGGACATTAAGACGATCTGTGACCGGACATACCTTTACACTTGGGGGAAGGGACATGATGAACCGGACACGCCCGTCCTGCTTCCGGATGAAGTACGGGACGCGATTATCGAATATCTGAACACCCGCACCGATAACCCGGGACCGAAATCCCCATTGTTCGCCAGTACAAGCCGGAACTGCAAAGGAAACCGTATCGCAGCCAGCACAATCAGCAGGATCTTGAAGAAGCTTCTGAAGGGTGCGGGGTATGATTCGGACAGATTGACGGCGCACAGCCTGCGCCACACTTCCGGCACTGCTGCATACAAGGCAACACATGACTTATACTTGACGCAGCAGCACCTTCGACACGCGAACCCGGAAACCAGTGAAATATATATGCACTGTGACGAACGCGAGAACCGGAACACAGAGAAACAAGTGTATGATTACTTCTTCTCGGACGATTCCGGGAAAGATCCGCAGCAGGAAGCAATATCCATCATTCAGAAGCTTCCTGCGGATAAGCTGGGAAAGGCGCTTGATATCCTTCGCGCACTCGCATGATACGAATTATCGGTATAACTTGAAGCATGGAAAGGGGGACTTATGGATCACAAAAAAGCTTTCCGGATTGCCTTTGACTTCTTCGAACGGTGGAAACCCTGTCCGAATACCTTGGAAGAATGGGAAGCTGCCGCCCGGGAACTTGGGGCAATCGGTGCGAAACATGGAAGCGATCCGCTGCTTTGCGGATTGATAATAGCTGTCTATGATGAATTTGATAGACAGTGGAAGGAAAGGAATGGTACACAGTGCGAATCATAACAACCTGTATCCAGCGCGGCGGCGCAGGCAAGACTTCCACAGCTTGGGCGATTGTGACGGGTGCAGCACTTCGGGGACGGAAAGCACTTGCGGTAGACTTTGACCCACAGGGAAGCTTATCTTACATTATGGGCGGCAACCCGAAGAAGCCCATGATTCAGACCACGGGGGCAGGCGATATCCTGCCTGCTTCCCGGGATCTTTCCACAATCACGGACGAACACCTTCTTGAACGCATTTTGAAGCCGCTGGAAGGCCGTTATGATGTGATTGTGATAGATTCCCCGCCCACCTTCGGGACGGCCCAGAACGCAGCCTTACGCGCCGCGAATGAAGTATTGATTCCATTACAACCGGACGGATTATGCCTTCAAGGATTGTACCATGTTCGGGAACAGATTGACGAAGTGAACCCGGACATTAAAATCCTTGGGGCTTTCTTTGCGAAATACAGGGGACGGACGGCACTTGCTCGGGATGTGGGACAGGCGATCCGGGACAGGTGCGCGATTATGGGAATTCCGTTTCTGGAAACCACGATCCGGGAAGGTGTGGCACTGCAGGAAGCGCAATTCATGCATGAACCGATATACACCTATGCACCGAAAAGCAATCCGGCGAAGGATTATTCCGCACTGCTGGACGCTATAAAAATCTGAAAGGAAGGGCTAAACAATGGCAAGGAAGGTTATCAACACAGAGAAGGAAAAAGGATACTATGAAGCACTGGAAGAAGAAGTGACGCAGGAAGTACAAGATCCTTATAATTCACAGGATACACAGGGGAAGAAAGGCAAGAAGGCAGAACGGATGAACATGGCCTTCTCACTTTCAAATTATGAATTCCTGCGGGTTATGGCTGGATGGAATGAAATGACGATTACCACCTATGTCAATCACCTTATCGAAGAAGAACGTATCCGCAGCGCGGACAAGTACAAGCAGATTAAAGAACTGAAATCCACCTTGAAGAATGGGGGTTAATGGATGGACGAAGAATACATTGTGGACATGACACCGAAAGGACAGCTTCGCGCCGGGCTTATGCCACAAGCAGAAACAGAACAGGACGCCGCTGCCTTCGCTGCGTTTCTGGATCAGATCACAGACGAACAGGCCGCCCAGCTTATGGAACTGGACGGATACACGGAAGAAATCAAGATCCCGATATGGGACGCAGATCTTGGCGGCCCGGCGAAGGACGCGAACCGGAAGCACGAAACCCCGCCGGATCGGTACATTGACGGAAAGACAGCACCGCGAAA